GTTAGCCACAGCAACAAGTGATAAGCTTTATGGGCGTGAGTCTTAGATGACTCTTAGTCCCACTAATTGTTACACTTGCCTCGACTGTGATGTAATGGTGCTTGGCACTATTGTCAAGCAAATGAGAACATGCATGGCTTGATACTGACCTCCCTTCGAAAGGAAGACAGTATGAAAAGCAACGCAAGTGACCGATTAGAATTGGTGCGCGTCGTCTATAAGGACGCCTGCACCAAATGCATCGCTGATGTCTTTGATTTACGCGACTTAGAAACTATCAAGTCGCGGGTCGAAAATCAGGGTGAGTCGTTTCTAACGATAACTCTACCTAACTTTTCACGAGATTTTGAAAGATCTCTCGCGAACGGTTTTGTTGACCCGTCATGCTTCAGAAGTTTTAAGAAGCATGGACTAATTCCCGCATTCTTGCGAGGTATAATCGGTCAGATTTTCGACTATAAGACAGGGAGAATTTACGATGAAGAAAATTGCACAAACTGGAATGACTTCCCCACCCTCGTTGAAGCGGTACGGCAAATTTGCTGTACTTTCAAAAAGGTTAAGGACGACTGTAGCCCGGAACGGGTTACGGCGTCACTCCGCAACTTTTCATCGATTGAGCGCGAGCTTCAATCGTTTACCCTTGGACCAGAAGATTTACAGATTTTTGATCGTATTTCTTCAATGCTTTGGGCTAGTATGCTGGCTGATTTACAGCTGGATGCTTTACACCCAAAACATGGTCCCGGGGCGACCGCCGATAAGCTATCCGGAAATCGGAAGCATAGGTGGTCCTCTTGGAATGAACGCCTTGAACCTTATTTCCCTTTTCTCGGAAACGCACTTCCTTTAGGTGCGTACGAGTCAGAGGAGTTCAAGTTAGTAACGTACATTCCAGAGGGGGAAGAGACACCTGTCAAGGTGTGCCCTGTCCCTAAGACGATGAAGAGCCCGAGAATCATTGCCATCGAGCCTGTTGCAATGCAATATGTGCAACAATCCATTCAGGACGTTCTTTATGAACGGATCGAAGGATCTCGGATATATGGTGGTCAGATAAATTTTACTGATCAATCCATTAACCAAGAGCTGGCATTGAAGTCGTCGGAGGATGATAGTTTCGCAACTATCGACCTCTCTGATGCGAGTGATCGAGTTCCACTCGACCTTGCTATTCGCATGTTCAATACGCATCCCGATCTTCGAGATGCAATAATGTCATGTCGATCGACGCGCGCAAGGCTTCCAGACGGGACCGTAATTGGCCCTCTAAGGAAATTTGCGTCTATGGGTAGTGCTCTCTGCTTTCCGGTGGAAGCAATGTACTTTTACACGATCTGTGTAATTGCTCTGCTGGAAGGCATGCAGCTTCCTGTGTCCTTCGCAAATATAAAATTAGTTTGCAGAAGGATCTACGTTTACGGCGACGATTTAATCGTCCCCGTTGACCAGGCGACAATTGTTCTTGAAAACCTACAGAAGTACAACTGTAAGGTTAACGCCAATAAAACTTTCGTCAGTGGAAACTTTCGAGAGTCCTGTGGCGTAGACGCATTTCGCGGTCATGAGGTTACCCCCACATACGTGAGATATAACCGTCCTAAGAACAAGCACCAAGCTTCAGAAGTCATCTCATGGGTTGAGACCGCTAACTCCTTCTTCAAGAAGGGTTATTGGGCTACAGCCTCGTTCATGTTTAGCACATGTGAACGTATCATAGGGCCTTTGCCTTATGTAGGAGATGATAGTGAATGTCTTGGAAGAATATCCTTTCTAGGTTTCCGTGGTTATCGAAGTTCGAAAATGAGCTTCGTCACACGGACAGGTCATGTCGAGAGATATAACCGTAAGTACCAACGCCATGAAATAAAGGCGTGGACACCTAGGCCAGTCTATCGCAGTGACATGATAGACGGATATTCTGCTCTTGGTAAAAGTCTTCACGATCTCAGGTTACTGGATCCTTCCAGCGACCTGTCACGTGATCGCCGGCACCTCGAGCGATCTGCACTGTACGGCGCAGTTGCATTAACTCGCCGTTGGGTATCCGCCACATAAGGCGGTAAAAGGGACTTTGTCCCCGGGGGT